AAGACCTGATTATGACATCTATACACAAAGATTAAAAGTTGTACAAAAAGCAGATAAAGAACAAGCAAAAAAAGATGAGATTGCTAGACAAAAAGAATTGAAAATAGTACAAGATAAATTAAAAAAGATAGAAGAAAAAAAATCAAATAAAGAGTGGAAAGAAATTGATAAGGATTTAAGTAAGCAAAATGCTGAAAAAAAAAGCCTTATGAAAGAAAATCCACCAAAGTAGGTAAATTATGGATTTCGATATTATCAATTGGCTTATTTGGAGTGCCCTTGTAACATATGCGAGTTATAAATTTTATAAGTTTGGTCATAGTCTTAACCCTTACGACTTTTCTAAACGTAAGTAAGGCAGAGACTTGTACAACCAACGAACTTGGTGACCGTACCTGTACCACATCTACAGCAGGCACAATCACAGGCAACGTCTTAAACAATTCAACATTTACACCAGACAATTCAGGCAACTATAATCACGGTTGGACGGAATCAGGTGATATAGGTCAAGGCCACACCTCCACATCAGGCACAACTCAACCAGGACAAAATACTTCAGGTGGTGTTTTAGCATTTGAAGGTGACCCTAATGGTAGTATTTACCAAGATGTAGATTTGGTAGGTGATGGTCACTTAACACAATCACAAATCAATGAGGGTTTTACCTCAACAATGTCAGCAGATGTATGGTTTTGGAATAATACAGAAAATACATTTACACTTAAACAAACTATCACAGCCGGTGATGGTACGGTAACTACACAAATTAGAGATATAAATGACCACGACCCGAATAGGTCAACTAATGGTGGTCAATGGAATAATTATACAGATAGTTATACTCATAACTCAAACACACAAACCGATTTTACAATCAGAGCAGAAATGTATAATGATACAGCTGGCACAGGTAATGATGGTGCCCATTGGGGACCAGATGTAGATAATGCTCAGTTATCTATTACAACTGCTGGTGTTCAATCATCAACATTTACATCTTGTGAAGAACTAGGTACTTGTACAAGTGCAGGCGAGGCTGTTAATGACGCAGTTAATTTAAAAACCTCTGATGGTAAAGATTTATTCCTAGATTTAGATAATAAAGTTGATGACGCATTTAAAGAAATAGATAAAATGGAAGAAGTAAAAATAGAAGAAATAAAATTTGAGGTTATAGTTGAAGATGACCTTGGTAAGTTTGAAGAAATAAAATTTGAAGACTTTGTTGAAATGCAATTTACAGATTTTATAGAAACCAATAATTTAGTAGAAGAATTTAAACAAGAATTAAAGGTTGAAGATATAACTGAACAACAATTTTTTGATGAGTTAGGTGATAGTATGATGAAAGAATTGGGTGGTGATATGATGAATGAAATTGCTAGTTTAAATGAACCAGAATTAATGATGAACGAACCTATGATAATGGAAGAACCAAAGATGGAAGAATTTAAAGATGAAGATACAATGACAGGTGATTTTGAAACTGATAATAAAAGAGAAGAAATAATAGAAGCAAAACCAACCGAAGAATCTAACCTAAAAGAGGAATCAAATGCTACTAATCAAGAGCCGACAAATGAAACCGTTAAGACAGAGGAAACTTTACAAACAAATGAAAAAACAACAGAACCGGAAAGACAAGAGAGTGATGTTGTATCTAATGAATCAGAATTGGCTGAAGATAAGGAAACAGAAAGACAAGAGGAGACGGAGAGTAATGACGAGATTGTGGAAGATGAAACAGACGTATCTATTGAGGACAGGAAGATTACTACTGCCGACACTAGCAGCATAAGTAAAAAAGTTGAAAAAATAATTGCTAGAATTAACTCTAAAATCAAAAGAGTTGACCAAAAACTACAAGCAACTTCTCTAGTGTTATCAGCTGGTCTATCTTCAAACGCACCAGATTTAACGGCATATAAAAGTAAAAGATTAAATGGTGGAAGAATTTCAGATGGTAACCTAGAGTTATTTCAAAAACTAAATATATTAGAACAGCAACAAATATATAATGACGTTAGTCTAACAGCGTATATAAGTAACGATCCAATTGCTGTAAAACAAAACGCTCTAGTAAGAGTAGAAACAGAGATAAATACTTTACAAGCAGAGATATCTGCTTTAAAATCATTACAATAAGGAGTTAAAATGAAAAATGGAATAGTTGATAAATTATCTACATACGCAGCACTAATAGGTGTGATTGCTACCATTGGTGGTGGTTTTTATGCTTGGGGAGAATTCAATACTAGATTATCAGCAATAGAAGGTTCAAGTGTTGATATATCAGGTATTACAAAAAATACTGCTGATATAGCAAAGTCAAACGAAAGAATATCTTTACTAGAAAAGTCTGATTCGGAGGCGCCAGATGTGTCTGGAATAGGTAAGAATGCTACTAACGTAGCAATTGCACAAAAAGAAATTGAAGTATTGAAATTACAAATACAAGAATTAAAACTTAAAGCACAGAATCCATTATCAAACTAAAATGGTAGATACTACCGAAATAAAAGTTGACATAGAATCTTTAAGAAAAGATATTGAAAATGTTAATACTATAAATGGCAGAATAGATACTGCGATTGATAGGTTAACAGATGTATCCACTTCTATTAAATCTATGTTAGCCGTACACGAAGAAAAGATTACAAGACAAGAGAAGATTGACGAAGTAATATTTGACAAGTTGAAAGATAGACAAGCAGAAATTACTGATGTTTATAGAGAGTTAAAGAAAGATGTGGAAATGAGTGAAAAGAGATTACTCATTGAAATTAAGTCATTAAAGAACGATATAGGCGCTAGAGTTGGTGTTTTAGAAAAATACAGGTGGATTATCATAGGTGGAGCGATTGTTATAGGGTGGATTTTATCAAAGAACTTTATGCCAATTGTACATATGATGGCCTCAAATTAGGGTTGACTTTTTTGGTGAATAGTGTTATTATGAAGGTGTGTTATGTCAAGTTATATAGATTTAAAGTATATCTCTAATTTAAAGAGTAGATTATCTCAATTTAAACAGAAGAATGATTACCTGTTTAATTTTAGATGCCCACATTGTGGTGACTCTAAAAAATCAAAATTAAAAAGTAGAGCATATTTGTACCGTGTAAAAAACGATATGTTCTTCAAATGCCACAATTGTGGTATGGGTCAAAACTTGGCTAACTTTATCAAGTTTATTGATCCAAGTATGTATTCTGAATATCTTTTAGAAAGATATAAGAAAGGGGCACCAGCGACACCGAAGCCTCAGTTTGATTTCAAACCAGCGTTTGAAGACAAAACTATACTTGATGATTTGAAAAGTATAAAACAATTAGATGATAAACACCCAGCTAAACAATACGTTGTAGGTAGAAAGATACCTAGTGAATTTTATGACAAACTATATTTTTGTGATAAGTTTGGCGCACTAGTAAACAAAGTAAAACCAAAAACGTATGGTGACAAAGACCATCCTAGATTAGTCATACCATTTTATGATACAACTGGAAAGTTATTTGCTTTCCAAGGTCGTGCTTTTGGTAAAGAACAACCAAAATATTTAACGGTAAAACTAGATGAAAATAAGCAAAAAGTTTATGGACTTGAAAGAGTTAATTTTCAAAGACCTATCTTCATCACAGAAGGCCCACTTGATAGCCTTTTTGTTGATAATTGTCTTGCTGCTGCTGGAGCAGATTTAATTCTAAAAAACAAAATTAATAATGAAGAAGTAACATATATATTTGATAACGAACCTAGAAATAAAGAAATAATAAAACGTATGTATGATGTTGTAGAAAAAGATTACAACTTGGTCGTGTGGCCAAATGATCTGCGACATAAAGACATTAACGATATGATTATGGCAGGGTTGACAAAGATCGAAGTTTCTGATATTCTAAATAGAAACACTTACTCAAAACTTTCAGCACTAACGAAAATAAACGAATATAAAAAGGTATAGGAGGAATACGAATGGCCGAAGCAATTAATGTGGTTAAAAGAGGTGAACGTGGTAAAGAGCCATTAAACATTGAAAAGATACATGAAATGGTTGAATATGCTTGTGAAGATGTAAGTGGTGTTTCATCATCGCAAGTTGAAATGAACAGTGGTTTACAATTTTATGATAACATATCTACAAATGACATACAACAAATATTAATCAAATCAGCTTCAGATTTAATTTCACTAGATCAACCTAATTATCAATACGTTGCAGCAAGACTATTACTTTATAGTTTAAGAAAACAAGTTATTGGTAGACTATGGGACCATCCACACATATACGATCACGTTAAGAAAGCTGTGGCTAAAAATGTTTATGATGAAAATTTATTAACAAAATATCAAAGAAAAGATTTTGATAGAATGGAAAACTGGATTAACCACGAAAGAGATTATACTTTCACATATGCTGGGTTAAGACAAGTGCTTGACAAATACCTAGTACAAGATAGAAGTAGTGGTGAGATATTTGAAACACCTCAGTTTATGTATATGATGATTGCGGCAACTGTGTTTGCGGATTATCCAAAAGAAAAGAGAATGACTTATGTTAAAAAATATTACGATGCAATTTCACAATTTAAAATCAATATTCCTACGCCAGTTATGGCGGGTGTTAGAACTCCTCTCAAACAGTATGCAAGTTGCGTATTGGTTGATATTGACGATACTCTGCCTAGTATTTTTTCTAGTGACATGGCTATTGGACGTTATGTTGCGCAGCGTGCTGGGATTGGTATTAACGCTGGTAGAATACGAGGCATCAATGCGAGGATACGTGGGGGTGAAGTACAACACACAGGAGTTATTCCCTTTCTTAAAAAATTTGAGGCAACAGTTAAGTGCTGTACTCAAAACGGAGTTAGGGGTGGTTCGGCTACTGTTCACTTCCCTATTTGGCACCAAGAGATAGAAGATATAATTGTACTTAAAAATAATAAAGGTAGTGAAGATAACAGAGTTAGAAAATTAGATTACTCTATACAAATATCAAAACTATTCTATGAAAGATTTATTAACGAAGAAGATATAACTCTATTCTCACCACACGAAGTACCAGAGCTATATGAAGCTTGGGGTACAGAAGCATTTGATGAACTATATTTAAAAGCAGAAAGAAAAATTAGTGTTAAGAAGAAAAAGATAAGCGCACAAGAATTATTTTTTGACATATTAAAAGAAAGAGCAGAGACAGGTAGAATTTATATTATGAATATAGATCACTGTAATACTCACTCATCATTTAAAGACAGAATTTTAATGTCAAATTTATGCCAAGAGATTACTCTTCCAACTGATCCAATTCAACACATAGATGGTGAAGGCGAGATTGCTCTTTGTATTTTATCAGCAATAAACGTAGGTAAGATTGATAAGAGAGACGAGGTAGAAGAATTATGCGACTTGGCAGTTAGAAGTTTAGATGAAATAATAGATCATCAAAACTATCCAGTAAAAGCAGCTGAAATATCAACAAAGGCTAGAAGAAGTTTAGGTATAGGTTATATTGGTCTTGCTCACTATCTAGCAAAAAAAGGTTACTCATATGAACAAAAAATGGGTTGGAAACAAGTAGATAAATTAACAGAGGCGTTTCAGTTTTATCTATTAAAGGCTAGTAACGAATTGGCAAAAGAAAAAGGTCAATGTGAATACTTTAATAGAACCAAATATTCCGATGGTATCTTACCGATAGACACTTACAAGAAAGAGATAGACGAGGTTGTAACCAGAAATCTAACTTATGATTGGGAGTGGTTAAGGAAAGAAATCAAAGAGCACGGACTCAGACATAGCACACTCTCTGCTCAAATGCCATCAGAATCCTCTAGTGTGGTTTCAAATGCTACTAACGGCATTGAACCACCTAGAGACTATTTAAGTGTAAAGAAAAGTAAGAAAGGTCCACTAAAACAAGTAGTGCCAGATTACAAAAAACTTAAAAACAATTATACATTATTATGGGATATGAAATCAAATGAAGGTTATATAAACATAATAGCTATAATGCAGAAGTATTTTGACCAGGCAATAAGTGGTAACTGGTCTTACAATCCAGAACATTTTGAAGATAACCAAGTACCATTATCTCAAATGGCACAAGACTTATTAACAACATATAAATTAGGTTGGAAAACATCATACTATCAAAATACATATGACGCAAAGAAAGATATAGATGAGCCATCACACCCAATTGGTTTTATAGATAATGTGCCGGAGGAAGACAAATCAAATGAGGAGGACGAGAATTGTGACTCGTGTACAATCTAATGTTTTTACAAGCAAACTTACCATCAATTGAGTTATACGTTAAGAAAGAGTATCTGTACGATTTAGAAAAAGGCCATGGTGAATTAGTTGAAGGTCTATGGGTATCTGTTAAATCAATACAAGGAAGAGCATTGTATTTTGAAACTTATCTACCAGAGTATGGCGCAGTGTATGATAAACTACCACTATCAGCTTTTGTATGGAAAAAAGACTATGAAGGTGAATTGAAATTAGAAGAACTAGAACTATGGGATTGTTTTAGTTATCATATATCCGTATTAGAGAAAAGATTTTTAAAAGGACAAAGAGCAAAATATTATAGTCCTAATAAGGTGTGGCACGAAGGCACTTATATGTTTACGATTGATAGTTGTCATGCGGATAGCAATTTACTAAATACTACGTTTAGTGAGCTACCGACACAGCACAAATCATTTAATATATTAAAACTAGACAACGGTTATTTCGCAGCACAACCAAATAATCGTATGTTAATTTATGATAAGTCTTATAGCCCGAAACAATTAAAGTTTCCTGACTTTAAAGTCTCATCAATAGAATATTCTGTTGAAGATAAACAAAAAATAACTTTTGGTGATGATGACGAATTTTTTTACGGAATAAAGGAAGAAAAATAAAATGAGTAGATCAGTTTTTAACAAAGGTAAAGATGTCAGTTTCTTAAAACAACCAATGTTCTTTGGTGAGGACTTGGCTGTACAAAGATATGATACAATGAAGTATCCTGTATTTGATAAATTGACACAGCAACAATTAGGTTATTTCTGGAGACCAGAAGAAGTATCTTTACAAAAAGATAGAAACGACTACCAAGAATTAAGACCAGAACAAAAAGATATATTTACATCTAATTTAAAATATCAAACTATGTTAGATAGTGTACAAGGTCGTGGTCCTTGTTTAGCATTTTTACCTTTCTGTTCATTACCAGAACTAGAAGGTTGTATAGTTACTTGGGATTTTATGGAAACAATTCATAGTAGAAGTTATACATATATTATAAAAAATTTATATTCTAATCCTAGTGATGTATTTGATACAATCATTAAAGACGAAAAGATAGAAAAGAGAGCTCAATCTGTAACACAATGTTATGATGATTTAATCTCAATGGGTCATAAATGGCATATAGATAAATCAAAAGTAGATGAGTATGAACTAAAGAAAAAATTATGGAAAGCATTAGTGACAGTAAACATACTAGAAGGATTAAGATTTTACGTATCGTTTGCTTGTAGTTTTGCTTTTGGTGAACTTAAATTATTAGAAGGATCAGCAAAGATTATTTCGTTTATCGCAAGAGACGAAAGTCAGCACTTAGCAGTTTCACAAAGAATAATAAACAATTATAGAGAAGTTGAAAGAGATAAGATAATGGACAAAGTGATTAAAGATACTGAAAAAGAAGTCTATACAATGTATGATGAAGCAGTACAACAAGAGAAAAGATGGGCGACTTACTTATTCTCTAAAGGCTCTATGATAGGTTTATCAGAAAAATTATTACATCAATTTGTAGAGTATATGGCGAATAGAAGAATGAAAGCTATTGGTCTAACTCCTGTGTACGATCAAAAGTCTAATCCATTACCATGGATAGATCATTGGTTAAACAGTAAAGGTACACAAAATGCTCCACAAGAAACAGAGATAGAAAGTTACGTTATTGGTGGAATAAAACAAGACGTTAAGAAAGATCAATTTAAGAAATTTAAACTATAATGGAAAAAGCAGTAAAGAAGTGCTCTAACTGTACTACTAAATATACCATAGTATGGGACGAAGAAGAACAAGACTTACAACCCTTGACTTGTCCGTTCTGTGGATTTGAAGTAGAAACAGAGGAAGATGATGAGCACGAAATACCAGAAGAAGCAACAGACGATAGTTGGAATTGATTATAGTTTGAATAGTCCTGCAATATGTATTGCAGGTGATAACTTTGATTTTAGTAATTGTTCTTTTCACTTTCTAACAAGTAAAAAGAAACACATTGGTAAGTTTGGTAAGAATATATTTGGTTATGAAATTAAAGATTATAACACACCTATTGAAAGATTTAATAATATATCTCTTTGGGCTTTGGATATTATACACGAAAACAAACCTAAACGAGAAACAGCTCAAGTCTTTATCGAAGGATATTCATTTGGTTCAAAAGGTCAAGCAGTATTTCAAATTGCTGAAAACTGTGGGCTACTCAAATATAAATTACATATGTCACCCTCAATATTGTACGATACTGTTGTACCTAGTGTTGTTAAAAAATATGCATCAGGTAAAGGAAACGCAGACAAACAACTAATGTATGATAGTTTTAAAGAACATACAAAAAAAGATTTATTGAAAATGTTTGATATGGGTAAGTTAAATAATCCTGTAACAGATATTATAGATAGTTATTATATAGCGAAAGTTGGTTATGAAAATACTGAAAGCAAAAAATAAAATAGAGGGTTGTGAAACTTTAGTTGCCGAAGTAGATAAATTAGATTTTGGTCACTGCTCCATAGATGCTCCAGGTTTTGTTAAACTATATAATAGTATAACTGAAACTATGAATTGGCCTTTGATATTAAAAGATGGCATTGTAAGATATGGAAACAAAAGATTAACATATGCAAAGATGTTGGGTTATACTCATATTGAAGTTGTTAATGTAAATAATGATAAGGAGTTAGAACGAGTTAGAGTATTGACTTGTTGGAAAAGATTATGAAGAAAGCGATTATAACAGGTATCACAGGACAAGACGGTGGTTACTTAGCGAAACTATTACTATCTAAAGGATACAAGGTCTACGGCGCTCAGAGACGTAATACTGGCAAGAGATACTGGCGTTTAGATGAACTAGGTATTAGAGATCAAATAGAAATTGTTGATATAGATTTAACAGAACCATTTAACGTATCAAAATTATTAGATGAAATACAACCAGATGAGTTTTATAATCTTGCGGCTCAATCATTTGTAGGTTTATCTTTTGACCAACCACAAGTTACAACACACACAAATGCTATTGGTGTTTTAAATATATTAGAAGCCATTAGACACAATCACCCAAAAGTAAAATTTTATCAAGCATCAACTAGTGAAATGTTTGGTAAGGTTACAGAAACACCACAAAGAGAAACTACTAGATTTTATCCAAGATCACCATATGGTTGTGCCAAAGCATATTCACATTATCTAACTATAAATTATAGAGAGAGTTATGGTCTATATGCTTGTAGTGGTATATTATTTAACCACGAAAGTCCTATGAGAGGTGAAGAATTTGTTACTAGAAAGATTACAAAAGGTTTAGTACATTGGTTAAAAAATGGTAAACCAGTTGAACTAGGTAATTTAGATTCACAAAGAGATTGGGGTCATGCTGAAGATTATGTTGAAGCGATGTGGTTAATGTTACAGCAAGATAAAGCAGAAGACTATGTAATATCTACTGGTAAGACACATACTATAAAAGATTTTATTACAAAGTGTTTAGATATATTAGAGATTACATATTACAATGAAGGTAATGAATTTAAAGATAGCCATGGTAACTATATTATAAAAACTAATCCAAAGTTTTTAAGACCAGCAGAAGTTGATTTACTAGTTGGGGATAGTATGAAAGCTAGAGAAAAATTATTATGGTATCCTAAAAATGATTTAGATAAATTAATAAAAGATATGATACAGGCAGATTTGAAAAGATATGGGAAATAAGTTAATCTGGACAGACGAAGATAAGTTTTTCATAACAACTTTTAACAAAAGGTTGTATGATGATTACGCACATAAATTTTTACAAACATATGCCGAAACAAAACAAACTATCAAAATGATATGTTATGTAGAAGAAGATTATCAATATCCTAATTATGCTGGTATAACTTATGTAAATATAATAAAAGAAATGCCAGAACTAGTTGCGTTTAAAGAGAGACACAAAGATAAGATATGGCATGACGATAGTGACTTCTTACAAAACGCTGTTAGATTTTCTCACAAAGTATTCGCACAATACCACGCAAGTCAACTAAACAAAAAGTTTATGTGGTTAGACGCAGATAATATCTTTATGAAAGAAATACCAAACAACTTTATGGATACATTTATTCCAGATGATACATTTACT